ACGCTTGGGATCGGCGGTTCAGATGCGGCTGCGATATTGGGGCTGAACCCATACAAGAGCAACGTGGAGTTGTTCGAGGAGAAAACCGGGAAACGGATGCCGGAGGACATATCCGACAAGCCGTATGTGAAATACGGAACGGAAGCAGAGCCTCTGATCCGCAGACTCTTCTCCCTGGATTATCCAGAATACAAGGTGCTTTATCATGAGAACCGCATCCTGCGGAGCGTTGAACATCCCTTCATGCAGGCTTCGCTTGATGGCGAGCTGACCGATCAGGAAGGGCGGAAAGGTATCCTGGAGATCAAGACCACAAACATCATGAACGGTGCCCAGTGGGGCAAATGGGATAACCGCATACCGGATAACTATTATATCCAGGTGCTCCACTATCTGCTGGTGACAGGTTACCGGTTTGTAGTGCTGAGGGCACACATACGGTCAGACCGGGAAGAAGACAGGCGGACAGCCGTCCGCCACTATTTCATTGAACGTTCTGACGTTGAAGAAGACCTTGCGATGCTCTTGCAGGAAGAAAAGAAATTTTGGCAGCAGGTAACACACAACATAAGACCGGGCAGGATACTGCCGGAGATATGACAGGAGGTAAACATGGAATTAAGAATCACGACCAAGATGGAGCCGGGGACGCTCCCGGAGATCCAGTGGAACAGCAGCGAGTTGAAGGAAGAGATCCAGAAGAAGGCACAGGAATATGCATCCATTGCCTATACAGATTCCCAGACCGCAGAGATGCGTAAGGACAGGGCGACCCTGAACAGACTGGTGAAGGCGTTCGAAGAAGAACGAAAGCAGGTAAAGAAATTTTATGCGGCACCTTATGAAAAATTTGAGGCACAGGTGAAGGAAGTGCTGGAACCAGTACGCAGTGCGGTCAAAGTGATCGATGACGGGCTGTACGAGATCGAGCAGAAGTACCGCAGCGAAAAAACGGAAAAGATGCGTGAATATTATGACCTGTATGTCGGGGATCTTCGTTCTGTTATCCCTTTCGAGAAAACAGTAAAAGAAAGCATGTATAAAAAATCCATCACGGACAAGCATCTGGAAACCGCTTACCATTCGCTGTTCAACCGTATGTCTGAAGAAATGGAAGCACTTGAGGAACTCCCGGAACGTTTCCGTGACAAGGCTGTCCTGAAATATATAGAAAACTACAGCCTTTCGGAAGCACTCAGAGAGGGAAAACGCCTGGAAGAAATGGAAAAAGCCCTGGAAGAGCGAAAGAGAAAAGCAGCCGAGGAGAAAGCCAAAAAAGAAGAGGCATCCAGAAAGGCAGTACAGCAGGAAGAAACATCCGCTACTGCGGAAAACAAAGAAGACAGCAAGGCAGAAGTACCGAAAACTACGGCAGAAACACAGGAAGCAGAGAACACTACAGAAGTACAGGAAGAGATCTGGACACTTGACTTCCGTGTACGCGGCACCAAGAAACAGATCATGGATCTGAGAGAATACCTGATCCGCAACAACATTCAGTTTGGAAAGGTGGAATAAAACATGGCAGTAGCAAACAGTCTTGCAAACAGACAGACAAGAAGCAGCATGGCAACGTATATGTCCCAGGAAGCAGTGAGGAAGCAGATCAACAGCGTGGTCGGCGGCAAGAATGCCACCAGATTCGTCTCCAGCATCGTTTCTGCAGTACAGACAACACCGGCTTTGCAGGAATGCACGAACCAGAGCATCCTGTCAGCTGCATTACTCGGTGAAGCACTGAACCTCTCACCATCCCCACAGCTCGGACAGTTCTATATGGTCCCGTTCAAGAACAATAAAAAAGGCTGCAAGGAAGCACAGTTCCAGCTTGGGTATAAGGGTTATATCCAGCTGGCAGTGCGTTCCGGATACTACAAACGCCTGAACGTCATGGCGATCAAAGAAGGGGAGCTTCTCCACTACGATCCCCTGAACGAAGAAATTGAAGTGAACCTGATCGAGGATGACATCATCCGTGACGAGACACCTACAGCCGGTTATTATGCCATGTTCGAGTATGAGAACGGATTCCGAAAGACAATGTACTGGTCGAAGAAGAAGATGCTGGCACACGCCGAAAAGTATTCCCAGGCGTTTGGAGGGAATGGCGGGGCGAGATCGCTGGAACTCCTGGAAGCCGGGCAGATCCCGGAAAAAGACCTCTGGAAATATTCTTCTTTCTGGTTCAAGGATTTTGACAGCATGGCATTGAAGACCATGCTCCGCCAGATCATCAGCAAATGGGGCATTATGAGCATCGACCTGCAGAACGCCCTGGACAAGGACATGGCAGTGATCCACGAGGACGGAAAAGCTGAGTATGTCGATTCCGTAAAAAAGGAAGAACCGGTGGCAGAGCAGGAATACAGGGAAGTCCCGGAAGCAAAGACGGATGTACCGAAAGCAGCAGAACCACCAAAAGAGGCAGATGCTTCGGAGCAGATGAGCATGGAAGATATGTTCTTCAATAATTAAAACAGACCATCCCGTTGACCTCACCGGAATGGCCGCTTACGTAAAAAGGAAGTAGAAAATGAACAGTCAGAACAATAACGAAAAACCAAAGTTATTCACGTTCACCGTACCGGGCAAGCCTCAGGGCAAAGCCCGGGCGAGAACATTCTACAACAGCAAGAGCGATAAAATGAGCAGCGTAACACCTGAAAAGACGGTGCTGTACGAAAACCTGATCAAGACCTGTTTCCAACAGAAATACGGACAGAAACGGTTTTCGGATGATGCGTATGTGGTTGCTAATATCTTGGCGTATTTTGAGCCGCCTAAGAGCATCTCGAAGAAGAAAAGGGAAGACATGCTGACAGGGAAGATCTGGCCGGCAAAGAAGCCGGACAGTGACAACATCGCAAAGGTTGTGCTGGATGCCCTGAACGGCATCGCATACCATGATGATACACAGATCATAAAACTGAGCGTCACAAAGGCGTACAAAGAGGAAGCGTATTTGAGCGTTACTCTGATGCAGCTCGATACATAAAAGGAGAAACAGGAGGCTGGTATGGCAAGGAAGAAGCAGGAAGGGAACCGCTTTTTCCGGATGGATGCAGACTTCTTCTCAGACAGAAAGATAAAGATCCTGAAAGCCCGCTATGGGGCGGATGGGATTGTCTTGTACCTGTATCTTTTATGTGAGATCTACAAGACAGGGTATTACTTACAGGTTGATGATGATTTTGAATACATCATCTCGGATGACCTGAACATGGATGGCAACAAGGTGAAGCAGGTCTTGAACTTCTTGCTGGAACGGTCACTGTTTGACGATACACTTTTCCAGTCGGACAAGGTCTTGACCTCTGCCGGGATACAGAGGCGTTATCAGGCGATGGTGAAAGCCAGAGCCACGAAAACGCCGATCACAGCCGAGAGGTTCTGGCTTCTTTCGGAAGAAGAGACCGAAACCTTTATTAAAGTGAACCCTTCTTTAAATTCTTCTGAGAAAAAAAGCGGTTTTTCCGAGAAAAAAGAGGATAATTCCGAGAAAAATAACACAAAAGGAAAGGAAAAGAAAAAAGAATATATAGATATAGATACGGCTCCGCCGGATCCCTATTTTTCTGATGATTCCCTGAACAAAGCCTTCCTGCTGTTCCTGAAGACCAGGAGGGGGGAAGGTGCAGGGATCACAGAAGAACAGGTGAAGCTGTTGAAAGAGGATCTTAAGGATTTGTCAACAGACCCAAGGGAGATGGAGGCGATCGTCAGAAAAGCGACTGTAAGCGGCTGGAAGAGCTTCTATCCAATCAAGAAGCAGCCAGCAGCCAAGAAGAAGGAAAAGAAAACCGTAAAGAATACATTCAATGCATTTCCGCAAAGGGACTATGATTTCGATGCACTGGAAAGAACATTGAACGAGTAAGGAGGCAATATGGGACAGCTGAAAATTTTTGAAAATGAAGAGTTTGGGCAGGTCAGGACTGTGATGAGAGATGGGGAAGTGTGGTTTATTGCGAGAGATGTGGCTGAGGCATTGGGATATGCAAACGCCAGCGATGCAATCAGCAAACATGTAGACAGAGAAGATAAGGGGATAGCGAAATGCGATACCCTTGGAGGGACACAGGAATTGACGGTGCTCAATGAATCGGGTCTTTATAGCCTTATTCTCAGCAGTAAGTTAGGGTCTGCGAAGCGTTTCAAACGCTGGGTGACATCAGAAGTACTGCCGGCGATCCGCAAGACCGGCAGCTATGAGATGAGCAGACTGTCGAAGGAAATGAGAGCAATTTTGAACTGTGACGAGAGAATTGTGATTATAGATGATCGTGTAACGAACCTGGAGAACTGCATGACGATCGACTATGGGGAGCAGGTCGTCCTTGGCGATGAGGTCAACAAGGCGGTCCTGGACGCACTGGGCGGCAAATACAGCAATGCCTACAACGAGATCGGCAAGAAAGTATTTGCAGAGTGCAACCGCGACCTGAAACATTATTTTCATGTGAACGCCCGCAATAACGTGCCGAAGAAACGCTACTATGAAGCCGTGGAGTATATCCAGAAATGGAAGCCATGCACAAATACACAGATCCAGATCCGTGACTGCAATGCACAGGTGTGTATGCCATGAAAGCAATAATTCGATATCCGGGAAGTAAGTGGAGGATTACAGACTGGATCATAAGCTTTTTTCCAACACATAAAAGTTATGTAGAGCCATTTTTCGGAAGTGGTGGCGTATTGTTCAACAAGACACGCAGCAGCATAGAAACAGTTAATGATATTGACGGAGATGTGGTGAATTTCTTCGAACAGGTCAAAAAAGACCCGGAGCGATTAGCGAAGGAATTATATTACATACCATATGCACGCCAGATCTATGACCGTTGTTTTGAATCAACGGACGATGAACTGCAGAAAGCAGTAAATTTCTGCATACGCTGTCAGATGGGTTACGGCATACGGCTGAACGGAAAAACAGGATGGAAAAGGGACATTCAGGGGCGTGAAAAAGCTTATGCAGCAAAAGATTGGACAGAAATGCCGCAAAAAATCATAAGTGCGGCTGAAAGATTGAGAGGAGTTCAAATCGAATGTAGACCAGCACTGGAAATCATAGAAAGTTTCAACAGCAGTGACGTTCTGATCTATGCTGATCCGCCGTATATGCTGTCAACAAGGACAGCGAAACAATACACGCATGAAATGACAGCGAAAGATCATTATCAGCTGATAGAGTGTTTAAAGGCAAGCAAGAGTTTGGTATTGATCAGTGGTTATAGCAATCCTATATACAGAGATATGCTGCGTGACTGGCATAGAGAAGAAAATGTTAGCATGACCCAATCGGGGAAAATGAGAAAAGAAACGTTATGGATGAATTTCGAACCGCCGAAGCAGCGGACGATATTTGATTATTTGGAGGATGCAAAATGAACAAAGTAATTTTAATGGGACGATTGACCAGAGATCCGGAGATGCGTAATTCTAACGGAGAGAGTAACACGGCAATTGCACGCTATACGCTGGCAGTGGACAGACGCTACAAGCGTGAAGGCGAAGCGGGTGCTGATTTCATCAGTTGCGTTGCCTTTGGACGCAGTGCAGAGTTTGCAGAGAAGTATTTCCGCCAGGGCTTGAAGATAGTGATAACCGGCCACATCCAGACCGGGAGCTATACCAACCGAGATGGCAACAAGGTCTATACAACAGACGTGGTGGTTGAGGATCAGGAATTTGCAGAAAGCAAAGCGGCAGCAGGACAGGCAGCAGACAGCAGACCGCAGCAGAAACCAGATCAGATGCCGGTGGATGCAGACGGGTTTATGAATATCCCGGACGGTATTGACGAGGAGCTGCCGTTTGTATGACCGGTCAAAAGCGGTATTTCTGGCTGGCAGTAACCGCAGATGAGTATGAGCTGCCGCTGGCCGTTGAGGATACGGCAGCGGCATTAGCAAGGCGGCTGGGAGTCAGTGAGAATACCGTCAGAACAATGGAATACCGCGGAAAAAATGAAAGGTACAGAAAAACGAGAAAAGGACCGATGCCGGGCTTTGGAACCTGGTACAAGATCCGGAAAGTGGAGGTGGATGGATGAGAGATATACTGTTCCGGGCAAAATTAAAAGATACGAATTACTGGGCAGAGGGATTCTATTGCAGTATGAGAGAGACGACATACTGTTGCGAGGAAGATTATAAACGGCATCCTGTACCGTTGCATCATCTGATTGCAGTGGACGAAATGACAGACTGGGGTATGCCAAACAGATTGCGACTGTATGAGATCAACCCGGAAACATTATGCCAGTATACAGGATTGTGTGATAAGAATGGTAAGAAAATCTGGGAAAATGACATTGTACAGTATGGGGAATATACGGCTGTTGTCAGACATGGAAAATATACAGCAGGATTTTATGTTGATTTTCCAGAGGAAACAAATTACAGAAAAGATCTGGGCTACTGGTACAAAAAAGTAAGTGTGATCGGCAATGTGCTTGAAGATACAAAAGGAAACCGTCTGGAATCCCATACGGTTAGCGAGCCCGGATGGATCCCGGTGACAGAGAGATTGCCGGAAAATGATAGTTATGTGCTGATGTCGTTTGAAAATTTCTCTCTTCCATTGGTTGGGAGATACGTGGATGATGAAGAATTAGGTGGTGCATGGTATCTGGGGGATTGCATTGACGAAGATACCTGTCTGGCAAACGACCTGTTCGTCAATGCCTGGATGCCGCTGCCGAAACCATACAGGGAGGATGGGGAAAATGAAGAATAACAAGAACTGCAGCACATGCAGATACCACGACAGCAGAGGGGTCTGTGTGTGCCCGAAGAGTGAAGAGTTCAGAGATGTTACAGTGAACGCATACTGCTGTGGACAATACGAAACCAACTGGAGAAAGGTCTTACTGGACAGGTTCATGAAAGGGGCGGGAAGATGAAGGATGAAAGCAGCTGAGAAGAACGCCAAACGGAGGGCACATTATAACCATCTGGAGCGTGCAGTGGATGCTGAGGCGGCTAAACGGTTCCAGGAGCAGACGGCTTTATGAACATACCGGACGGAATCGAAGAAGAGCTTCCGTTCGATTAGAAGACAACGATGGAAGACAGATGCGTGATGTGTGGCGAAATCATACCGGAGGGAAGAATGGTGTGTCCGGTATGCGAAGAAAGAGTATTGACCAGAAAAGGAGAACAGACAATGAAAGCAAGAACAATCAGAGAAACAGAGTACACATGGGAGCAGATCGAGGAGATCCTGGCAGCAGGTAAGGCAAGAGAAACATTCGGAGAAGATGGACAGATCACAGTCCAGGTCGAAGGAATTGGAACGGCCCTGTTGAATATCCTGGACTACGACAAGGACAAGGCTGCGGATCCAGACATGCGAACGATGACATTGCAGTTTGCAGATCTTCCGTTCGATGAAATGCCATTCGATGAAAACGGCTGCAACAAATGGGAGAAGTCCAGCATTCGCAGAAACATGAACAGCATCGCCTTCAAGGAGAGATTCGAGGAAGGGTTCAGAAGACTCCTGATTCCTGTGCTGAAGGAGAACGGAGACAGAGAGGCAACACTGGACACATTCTTCCTTCTGTCCGTGGAAGAAATGAAGGACAAAGAAAAGAAGTATCAGCGGTTCAGATCAGAACGCGACTGCGTGAAAGTCAATCCGGAGCAGGGGACAGAGTGGCACTGGACAAGATCTGCGAGCAGAGGCAGTGCGTACTATACGTGGTATGTGTCCGCGTCCGGCTACGTCTACAACAGCCACGCAGTGAACAGTTTTCGCTTCGCCCCGGCGTGTGTCATCGGAGCGAAAGCAATCAAATAATCAGTGCCCGCCACGCAGGGCACAGGAGATCGAAAGGGGCGGGAAGATGAGCGATGAAAGCAAAACACCGAAGAAACCGCAGGCTGTACTGAGCGTGTTTGGTGGAACAGCCTACGAGTGCCGAAACTGCGGCGATGAGGTGCAAAAGTATCTG